TTATAATTAACCATGCATACTGATTTGTCAAGTTTTACGCAGGGAGTAATGCATTTACCCTTGACAATATTACGTGTTTTTTAGTAGTGCTATTATATGAGTAGTAGCCCCGATAAAAACAAGCGCCTAGTTGTTCGAGACACTTATGAGCGTATTGTTTTCGGTGAAGTATATCGTCCTGGTTTTATTGATTCGCATGGGACTACTATGACCGCTAATGAGATTAAACGCGTCGCCTATGATTTTATGAAAAAGGGATATGTGAATCGGATTGATGAGCAACATTCTTGGAAAGAATCCGGCTGTTACGTGATTGAATCATTTATAGCGAGGGAGAACGACCCGGACGAATTTTATACAGGGTCTTGGGTTCTCGGAACACAAATCGTAGGCGACGCTATTTGGGATAAAGTATTAAGAGGCGAATACAACGGCTACTCGATAGCTGGTTTTTCAGATGAAACTAAAACCTATGTTGATTTAACAAGAACGACAGAATTAGATGTAGAAACAGAACTGAACTTATCCGAAAGTATAGATAAACATTCACACGTGATTCATATAGTATTCGATGAGGATGGTAAGGTTATACCTACCTGGTCTTCAGAAGCTATGCGTCATGTGCATGAAGTATTACTGTCCACTGCCACTGAGATAGAATTAGACCATAGTCATAGATTTACTTGCAGTTGTGGGGTTGTAAATGAGTAAAGTTATTGACGAGAACACTGTGGAAGAGAGCAAGTTTGTAAACTACCTTACAGATTTTGATGTTGAGTTTGTATCGCTTGTCGACCACGGTAGTAACAGATTGCCTTTTAAAATTGTCAGAGAAGATGAAGAACGTGCTCAGTGGACTGTTAGGAATATAGATAAAAACAAAAGAGGGGAAAAAGGAATGAATGATGTGATTCAAAGTGTTTTAGTCCCTTCTACTTCCAACATTGACGAACTGAAGGAGAAACTTGTTTGGTTACATGATATGGAAGTTCAGAGGGTGGAGGAGTTTGATTTTTATAAAAAGTTTAATCATCGACCAATGGATGCTTTCAATAAAGGGTCTTTCTATATGGAAAGGCTTGAGGGTGGGGCGCTCGCACTAGTCGGTGAATTACTAGAGTCTGATTCAAAAGCTGTAACCGTAAGAGGTAATTCTATGGCTTCAACAGTTGGAATAGATTCTAACGGATTCGTTGTGACATTTGGTGACATTATATTACGTGAATTAGACTCACTTGTGACTAATGTTATTAGCACACTTAGTATGAGTAGCTTGGATTCTAAGAGCAAGAAAAAGTCGGTTGCGTCCGCTCTTGATGCTTTTAGTACCTATGTGAGTATGGGACTGGATAATTCTGGTGAGGGCATTGCGCTCAGATTTGAATCCAATCCAATGGACTCGCTAAAAAAAACTGAAGAGGTTATACAAATGGAAGAAGTTATTGAGAGAACTGAAGAGATTATTACTGATCCTTCAGAGCAACTTTCAAAGTTGCTGGAAACACGTCTGCCCGATGCTATCGGTAAAGCTCTTGATGAGAGACTAGAAACTGCAATGGCGAAGGTTGTTGAGCAACTTTCTGAGAAACTTGCCCCCCCGCCTGTGGAGGAAGTGAAGGCAGCGGTTGATACAGTGGTAGAAGTTAGGGTCGATGGTGTTGAAATACTTGAGGCTAAAATTAAGGAACTTGAAGAGAGACTCACCAAGTTCGAAGAGGAAGATGTGTCTATTAGTAGAATTACTGAGGATAAAGAACCAGTTACAAGAAAAGACCGTGACAGCGATAATGTGTTCAAGGGTCTTTTTGCATTGGCGTAATTAATTAACTTTAGGAGGAATTTATAAGATGGCAAGACCGAACACACAAGACATGGTTGAACGAGCCGCTGGCTCTATCTTCATGACTACCGACCTCATCGGCTCTGGTGGAGCTGGTGGTGGTTTACTTAACAGGGAACAGGCTGATAGATTTATTAGAATGATTGTTGACCAGCCTACGATCCTTAACGAGATTCGCACAGTAACAATGAGCGGACCTTCTATGCGTCTTAACAAGATAGTTATGTCCGATACGTTGCTACACAAGCCCGGCGGAAGTATTACTCCGTTGGCATCTGGTGACTATGCTGCGCCTACGACTAGCTACGTTGACCTTGATACTCAGGAACTAGTAGCTGAAGTGCGTATTCCTTACGACGTGTTAGAAGACAACATCGAGGGCGGAAGGTTTGAGCAGACTGTTATGGAACTAGTCACTCAGAAAGTTTCGTATGAACTCGAAGAGCTTCTGCTTACCGGCGATAAAACTCATCACATTTTACATGATGCCGAACCGGTGTCCGATGTGCATTGGTCGGCTACTGATATGCGGTTGGCTCAGGACGGAATCTTGAAGCTGGCTGATGCTTATACTTGTGCTTATGCTTCGGCTCCGTCAATTGACGAGAACGTGTTTGCATATAGTATTAGCACACTTCCGACTAGATATCAACGCCTTAAGTCAGCTATGAAGATATATACTTCACATAGACTTGAGTTTGATTATGCGAAGTATCTTGGTCAGAGATTGACTGGTCTTGGTGACATTAGACTCAGTGCAACTTACAATGATGCACTTCAGGTTTTTGGAACCACAATCAGACCGTGCTCGCTTATGCCCGATGGTACCACATTATTCTGCGACCCAAAGAACCTTATTATGGGTATTCAGCGTAGGATTATGGTAGAAACTGACAAGGACATCTCTGCTCGTGTTATCATCATAGTTCTTACTATGAGAATCGCACTCCAAATTGAAGACAAAAATGGCGTTGTCCAGGTTACCGGTATCTACTAGAAATCATTAGACTTTTAAGAATATGGGCTAGGTTACCGGAACCGAAAAGTGGCTTTCCTGAACCACCTGCCCATATCTAAACAAATCAGGGAATATCACAGGAGATATTAAATATGTCAGATTTAACTGGTATTAGGTTTGGAAGATTGATGGTAACTGGAATTTCACATAGAGACAATCATTATGTAAATTACTGGAATTGCCTTTGTGACTGCGGAACAGTAAAAGTTGTGCAGCAGAGTGCTTTAATGTCGGAGAAGACCAGATCATGCGGTTGTCTTAAAAGAGAACTAGACATAGAACGCAGTACCAAGCACGGAATGCATAGAACTCGTGTATATAGTTCCTGGCAGCATATGAAGGATAGATGTTTAAATCCGAAGAATAAAAACTATAAGAATTATGGTGGGCGCGGTATCACCATCTGCTCTGAGTGGATAGAATCTTTCAAGAATTTTTATAAAGACGTGGGTGACCCACCGTCAGATAAGCATCAGATAGATCGTAAAAATAATGATGGTAACTATGAACCAGGGAATTGGCGTTGGTCTTTATCAAAAGAAAATTGTAGAAATACTAGAACTAACAACGCTATCACGTTCGACGGAATGACAAAAACCGTTGCTGAGTGGGCTGAGTTCATTGGTGTGTCTAACTCCACACTAAGAACGAGATTATCTTTGGGGTGGTCTGATGAAAAGACTTTGACCACACCTGTAAATCACAACATGGCAAACAGGGGAGGTGTATAATGAAAATATTCGCAACATATCTTGGACCCAAGGAAAGTAAGTACTTCCTTATGCATAAGGATGTAAAGACTGAGTTTCCATACTATGAACCAGTAGAGGTAGATAAAGAAGCCGCAAAGTTTTTGAGAACTTTGAAGAAATATAACACTGATGATCCGAGGTTTAAGATAACCTCTGACAACGAGAAGGATTAATGTCAGTAGATACCACAGTTGGCGGAGCATATGCTGATAGTTTTATAGAAGCCATAGATGCTGATGACTTCCTACAGATTATTGGTATAGACGAGACTTACATCGAGACTTGGTTGGATTTCGAAGACGAGGCTAAAGAATTCAGACTTAAAGTTGCTGCTCAATTTATGGGTACATTCCCGTTGCGTGGCAACTTAGTATATGCATATCAGTCGCTTTGTTTTCCTCGTTCCTGCCAACTAGATGTTACTGATATTCCAGAAGCTGTAAAACAGGCACAAGCTTTAACAGCATGTCTTGTTATAGATAAGAATATAACTAATATTGACGAACAAGCCGTTGGTGGGGATATTCTACTTGAAAATGCACTTGTTAAAAGTGTTAAGATTATGGGTATATTAGAAGTTGGTCTTCAAAATACTATGGACGCAGCCACAATTAAGGAACAGACCTCTATAAATAAACCATTGTTATATAAGACTATGAAAGCTTATGGGGCACCTATTTGGATGCTGTTAAAACCGTACCTTGCTCAATTTAGAGGCGGGACTTTTGCAACCAGAGTTGTTACTGCCACTACTCTACTAGATTCACCGGACTACACACCATGACAGATTGGGCTAGTATAGGTTCACAAGTTAAAACTATAATAG